AACGACGAGGCCCTCTGCCACGCCCCGGATGTCGAGGAACCTTTCCCCGTCAAAGCCTTCGAACGCGCCATCGACGTGAACAAGGTCCAGATCACCAAGGAAAAAGAGTACGTGCGCCAGGGCGATTTACCGCCGGAGCCCATCGACAACGAGGACAATATCCTGCCGTTTAGTTCGACCCCTCAGTGAGGGCATTCCAAAGGCGAAGGTACTCGCATGGTTTCATAACGACGAACACCAACACACTACCGCCCTAAAAATTCCGTTAAAAAAGTGGCGATTACGGAAAAATATTAGAACCTATTCGGATTTTAATTCACAAGCACGGACCGCAGAATGGAATGAGAGAAATAACCCATTCATCCATATTCCATGGTCGGCATTGTTGAAACGTTCTTGATATAGGGATATAGCCATCATTTTTCGAGTACTCAGGGGCATTTCAATCCCATGATCGGTTTCCAAAAAACCAGACATTAAATTGACAAGAATTCTCGCGCATTCCTTGAACTGGAAATCGCCATCAACATCCTCTGAATTGTCTTTTATCAAATCCAATAGGTTACACCCCAACCAAGCCAAAAGTTTATATCCATCAACATGGCGTTGCCAAAGCGCATGTAGCTTGAGGTGTTCACCGTGGTGTTGAACAGTTTTATTGATTAAGGCATCTTCGTCGTGCTCAGATATCGCGACTTTAAAATTCGCGTCTTCCTTCATTGCACGAAAAAGCTGCTTCATAGTATTTAAAGCAGCTCGACGAATTTCTTCGCTGGAAACTTTAGTCATATTAATAATCTGCTGTTGTCCAGTCGGTTAAAACCAGACATTTTCCATTGTTTTCAGCAGTATTAATTGCTTCTGCGAGTTTATCAGACATGCCGTTGGCTTCGCAGTCAGATACATTTTTTTCTGCGTCTGGACCGCCAGTTGCGGCATCCCATATTTGTTTAAATCGTTCTTCGGTCATCTGGGCAGATGGTTAAGTTCACGGGTTGGGTTGAACATAAAAAGCCGGGAGGTGAGTCCAGCTTGCAAAAGATGTCCTTTGTTGTTTACTTACAAAAGTCAACATGCAAATTATGCAGCCTAATCATATTAGAAGGCTAATCAAGCAAGCATATTCCACATCTTAAATTGTTGGCAACAAAGCATTTTATACATTTTTCGATCCAAATACAATAGCTGATTTAATAATTTTTTAGAAATACACTCAAAAAAGCCCTTTTCAAATTTGGACACTATTAACTGGAGGTTTTCCGTCAAAACCTTCGAGCATACCACCGACAACAAGGGCAATATTCTGCCGTTTGGTTCGACCCCGCAATGGGGACCATTCCGAAAAACACGAACTTCGAATACCGACCGGCACATCCGCAAGTCCCTATGATTCAATACCTTGCTTATTTCGATACCGTTATGGACGCCCATCCTGGACGGCTGTTAACCGAATTTGCCTGTTAAACAGAGAATCTGAGAATTTCGCGCCCTGAGAATGGACCAGCACCCTGGACAGGGGGGTGTCCAGCGTGTGAAACATCCCACGCGCTCGAAACTGAGAAAATCCCTCGGGTGCATAAGGATTACGTAAGTCTTTGCCGACGCGCACCTACAAAAAATCCCCGGCCAGGGTCGGCTCGGGGCGCTTCGTTAACCCGTTCAGGGGTCAAAAGTTAGCCATTAACTAAATGGCTGCCCGGTTAAAACCCACCTCGGAAAATTCTCTGTTTTTCTCCGAAGCGTGAAAGGGCTCAAAAACTGTTAACCAAAGAATTTTCAGGCTGCTTGGGACTCCTCATCGGGCCCTTTCGGGTCGGTTGCCCAATGGTAGGATTTCAGGAGTCCGCCGAGGCGTTCACGAGTTTGGATTAGTGAGTGTTCATCAGGGCTTGCGGGCTGATCGGGGAACTCGATCAGGTTGTTGCCGAGCCCTTGGTGCGGGCGTTCTTGGTGGTAATGTTCGAGAAATTGTTCGGTAGCTCGTCGCAGGGATTTCTCACCGATCAGGATCAGATGATCAAGACACTCTGTCTTGATCGACTGGACAAAGCGCTCGGCGTAGGCGTTGAGATAGGGAGTACTCGGGGCAAGTTTCACAATGTTGATCCCGCTGGATTTGAGGATCTCGCGGAAAGCCTTTGTGTAAAGCGGGTCCTTGTCCATGATCAGGTACCGGATGTTACGGAAAAAACCCGCCTCGTAGTCGGTGAGGCCACGGGCGATATTCTCCATGATCTCACCGTTCCATTGAGGCGCGATCCGCGTGATCTGAACCCGGCGCGTGCCCACATCCATGACGAAGTGGACCGAATACTGGACCAGTCCTCGCAAGGTCCAGACGTGGACGGAGAAGAAATCCGTCGCACCAAGCACATCGAGATGGGACTGGATGAAGTTTTGCCAGTTGGAGAGTTGGTCACGCTTCGGAGAGGGATCGAGGCCGTTTCGCTTTAGCACGTTGTAGACCGTGACATGGCTGACTTTCAACCCCAACGTTTTCAGGACGCCTTGAATCCGCCGATACCCCCACCCTGCGTTCTCGCTGGCCATCCGCACGGACAGTTCGCGGACCTTGCGCATTTTCTCGGCACGTGGCGAAAGCTTCGTCTTGTGCGGGGAGTAGTGCTTCTGGCCGATGAACATGCGATGCCACTTGAGAATCGTCTGCGGGGTCACCAGCGTCGCCGCCTTGTTCAGCAGCGACCAACTCAGACGCTTGCCCTTCCGGGCCAGTCGGGCGCGTTGTCTGTCCGTGAACTTCAGCCGCTTGTTGCCGTGCAACTCTTTTAAAACGCGTACCTCCTCTTGGAGATACTCGATTACCTGCTGCTGTTGGCGGTTCATCCAACCCGCCAACATGCACAAGAGAAGCTGAAAATGAGGCTGCACCACGAAAATGCTGCCTGCCTGCAAGTCTCTGTCAATGAACATCTAATCCGATAAAATCAACAGGTCACTCATAGTCTTTTAACTCTTTATTTTCTCCTATAACAGCCTGAATTCTGTTAAAATCTTCACCTATGATGTCATATTCATTAGGCTTCACATTACTCTGAGGGTAATGAATACCTTTTGAGAAATCGACAAAAGCCAAAATCATATTGGGCTTAGTTTTATTATAAATAACATATACATCATCAAGCCCAACGACTTGTTCCACTAGAATATCGCGCCTGACACTTTCAATACCATCGGGATCTGTTCCAGAAAAAACAGCCGATTCAAACAATTCATTATTGTTCCGATATGCCCTGAACGTCAACGGAATAGCCATTTCCCAATCCCTATCATAAACAACCTTTATAGAATATCCATCCTTGAGGCCATACTGAGATACAGTGGTTTCAGACATACGCTCTCGATCCTCCCGAGAACATCCCATGACAACAACACAGATAGTTGCTAAAAATATTTTCAAGATATTATTCGCAATCTTTTCCATAGACACCCTCTTTTGACTCTTTGTATTTCTTGAAATAATTCGGAAATTTCGGGGTTCCAAACTTTCTTTGATAAGACTCTATGTATTGATGTAGTGTATATTTTTCAAGATTTCCGTAAGCAGAATATGGCGGTTGAGCAATTTTATCAAAGTCTGGATAATGAGGTTCCCATTTCTTGTATCCTGGAAATACCCCATGACCTGCTTTCCAGAGGAGAATCGAGAATTCGTTTTCAATTGATTTAATACGGCCTCCATAATTACTCGTTAATTTGCTAGGGTCAACTTCATCTACAACTGCGTAGAAATGCACAAGGTCCGAGACCAAGTCTTCACTAGAGAATCCTGACGGAATTTTATCCGTTTGACCGATTAACCAACCATAAAGCGCATTTATCCAACCGCTAGATTGCGGCCATTCGCTTTGTTTGGTTTCAAATCTATTTTGGACGTCCTTCCACGCCCACAGCAATTGATTTTTTCGCTCATTTATACCAGCAGCAGCCTTGATCGTATAGCATCGAACGACCTCTTTTCCTGTTTGAGCCAACCTAATCCTAAAACACACGAATTCGCCTGCTTTAGCATTTTTCAACGAGGCCCAAGCATCAACCAACCCGCTATTAAGTGATAGTTCACCATTATGGGACTTATCCATCCATCCTAGATTCCATGTGTAATATACGACTCCTTCCTCAACCTCTGTAAGAGAAGAAAGCCCAAACGCATCGCTATTATGTAAGGGGTCATTATCTACAAAAAGATATAACCCATACCCCCCTTGCTCTTCAATCGGATCTTTAGATAGCCATCTCCCAAGCCCTGGTGAATAATATCGATAGCCATAATACAGTAAAGCGGTTTCCAGGTCTTCGTACTTGGTTGAGAATCGGTAGGTGAGTTCGTTGGCAATGGGGCCGGAGGCGCGTAGAGGTTCGCCAAAAGGGCTATATTCGAACTGGGCAGTGGAGGAGGCATCGCTGGCATCGATATAGGCCATCACGTTACCGTTTCCGTCGCATGTCGGATAGTAGGTGCCAGAATCAACCACGACTGCAAGAAGACCTCCGATACCGCCCGCGCCTTGGTACGAACCAGAAAGATCAAGCCCCCATAGATAGGTTTTGGCCGTGTTGGCAGCGCCTTTCGTAATGGCCTCGGCTACCACATTCCAGCCGTCATAGAGGTAGAGTGTTGTGGAGGTGATGATGAAAGACGAGGTGTTTTCATCCCATTCAGAAACCGTTTTCTGCACGCGCCGCCCCTGATAATCGTAAACAAACTCCAGCTTTTGACGGGGGGCTCCGACGTTGTAGGCGGCGGGGGTTGTCTCCATGGCGACAAGGCGGTTTTCAGCATTCCAAGTATAGGACCAGCGGCCATCTTGCATGAGGTTACCGTCATCATCATAAGCAAAATTCTCGGGTGTCTGGGGGACGAAGAGGATTCCAGCATTGATGGGATCGCCAACTAACACTTCGCCTTCGGGTCCATTGGGGGCGAGCAGGCTTTCAACGGTAAGTGGTTCGGCGACAGAGGCGGTGGTGTTATCAACCGTCACGGCGACGCTCCAATAATAATCGTGACGATCGGCAGCCAGTCCGTTGACAAAGATCGCCGCCTGCGGGTTGGCTGTGCCACTGACGACGGCGACCGCCGGAACGGCCCTCTCGCTCACCTGATTGAGGGCATTGGCGTCCCAATCATACAGGACGCCTTCCAAGCTTATGCTGTCGCGGTTGCCGATGTCGTCGAAGTCGTACCCGAACTGGAAGCCAGGGATGGCCGTTTCGTCGGCGAAATGCTTCACGCCGGAGGTAACTTCGTTCCGGTCATTGTAACCGTACACCCAATAGGTGCCGTCTTCGCGGTCATTGCGTCTGCGCCTGCCGCGAGCGTCGTAGTCGTAATCATGTGAATTAAGCACGTTTTCCGAAACATCACTCGCGGTGACAACATTCACCCGGCCCAGCGCATCGTACTGCGTGGTGCGGACGAGAACGTCACTGGTTCCGTTATTGAGGGTAATCGATTCAACCAGACTGCTCGATGGCTTATAGGCGTAGGTCGCCATGGTGCGAGTCGTCGTGGGTTGATCCGGGTCACTGTCGGTCACGGTGTCGAGCCTGCCGGTGGACGCATGGTAGCCGTAGCTTTGCGCGACAAGGTTATTCGTGCCCAGACTGACCGTCAGGTCTTCACGATTGCCATGAGAGGGATAAGTGTTGCTCAGGCTAAGCCCGTCCAACAGGCCCCCGCTCACGGTCTCGGTGGCCAGTTGGCCGTCGTCGGCATAAGTCAGGGTATAGGTGCCGGTGGCGTCAGTGACTCCGATCAACCGTCCTGCGCGGTTGTAGGTCCAATCGACATCTGGCGTCGCATCAGAATAATCGGTCAGGTCCAACTGTCCGGAATCATCATACGTGTACGTCGTGGTAATCCCTCGCTCCCATACCCTAGTGGCGAGCAAACCGTTATCGTAATAGGTGTAATCAGTGCCCTTTTCGTCTGCGTATTCCTTGCGGGTAAGCAACCCGGTCGAGAGCTGATAGGTCCAGGTGGTCGTGTCACCCACGCCCCCTCGACAGGTGGTCATTGTTGTCTGATCACCGTAAGTGGGATCATAACCATAACTGACCGGATACGTGCCGGAGCCGGATTGACCGGTCTGGCGTCCAAGCGCGTCATAGGTGTAATCGACCTCGCTGAACGTCTCGCTGCCGTCCGCGCTCTTCGTCAGGACCGATTCAATTTGCCCAGCTCCGGTTTCGTCCTGCTCTCGGTAAACATACTCGGTGATGGCCCCAATGGCGGGCTCTACAGTTTTAATCTGGTTAGTGCCCAAATAGTAGGTGAACGTCGTGGTCGAGCTGAGTGGATCGGTCACGGTTTCTTGCCGTCCAAGTTCATCGTAAGTGTAGCTCGTCGTCGCGTTCTCGCCGTCGGGGATGTACGGATCGGTGACCGAGTCCAGACGACCGTCGATAGTGATACTGACAGCGTCCAGCACAGTGTCTGGGAGGTCCGTGGTCTGCGTGACAGTGGCGTTGACGCGATCAACGGTCGTCGTCACGACTGTATCATCGCCATACACGTCTGTGGTCGTGATTTCGCTCAGCGTGGTCGAGCTGAAGCCATTTAGGCGCGTTTTTTGAATACTCACATCGGCGGCGGTGCCGACCCCATTCGCCAGCCAGGATCTGCCTATCGTCCGGCTATACCAGACTCCATTCTCCAATAGATATTCGCTGATGGTTTCACTGATCGGCTCGGCGGAAGCCACATCTAATTCATCGTTGCCGTTCAGATCAACACCTTGCCGCAAGCGGTCGCCGAGTTCATTGTAAGTATACAAAATTGGAGCTAGGCCCGTACGGGTCTTTTTCCAGAGTTGCCCTAAGCTGTTGTATTCATAGCCAGTGACTTGCTCCGCACCGGAATATGCGGGGCTTCGTTCCTCGACGACTCGTCCGTCCCAGTCCGTCACGGTTTCGCTCCAACGCGGCGAGCCACTGCTGCCAACACTTTCACGCGCAACGAAGTAGCCAGTCGAAGCATCTACGGAATAATCATAGTGGCTGGCCACTACGCCGGTACCCGTGACACTCTTGATTTGGCCATCGAGATAGGAGTCGGTAATTTCGGTCGAGTTATCCGGACGCCTGAGCGTGACCGTACGACCACTATTGGCGTAAGAGTAGGTGGAGGTCAGCCCGTTTACATCAGTCTGCGTATGAACCTCGCCGGTTGGGTAATAGGTTGTTGCAGTACTGAGCGCAGGCGTGGCTGTCCCTTCGGGGGTAATGGTTGTCCCTTCGACGCGGCCTTCCGTATCGTAATGATAGGCTGTCGTTACCCCAGCGCGTGTTTCCGTTGCCGTGCGCCCGTAATCATCATAGGTGTAGACGATAATAACGCCACTCTCGTCCGTGGACTGGCGCAACTGATTGTCACTGTCGTAAACATCTTCGGAGATAATGCGTCCGCTCAGGCTAGCTTGCGTCTCCGTCCGCCAACCGATTTCCGGGTCATCGTAGGTGGTTTGATATGTGATACTTTCGACAACGGGAGGGCTGCTCGTCCCGTCGTAGAGCAAAGTTTCCTCAAGCACAGAGTCCCCATCCACGATAACTGTTCGCCGCCAGCGCGTTTTGTTGGCAATCCCCTCCGGCGAAGCACTCGTTCCCTCTTTAGTAGTTTTACGAAAAGCTTCTTCGGCGCTGCCCGGATCGGTTAGCGAGAAACTACTACCGTCCCAATAGCCGTTTTCATAAACGTAGCTGGTGCAAGTTCCGTCAGGATAAGTGATCGAAGTTGGGCGGTAGCTAGACTCAACGGTGGTTGTATCGAGATAGTCCTCGCTATTGGTGTAGACGCGAGTCGTCCCGTCTTCGTATTCGTAGGTTCTGCTAACCTCGATCCCTTCAATTGTAACGCTTTCCGTGTATTCGACATCGGTCAACAAAGGCGAGTAATCTCGATTGACCACCTTGCAGTTCGCACCACTCGCCGCAACAGCCTCAGCCATGGTCACATCTTTCCACGGTTGGTAGATCGTAACCGCATTTCCCCAGCTATTGTAATAATGAATGTACTCCCAAGAACCGTCGGGGTACTGCACACTGCGCAAGAGTCCAAAATCATCATCTTGCTCATCGCTGACGTACGTCCAAATTGTAGTACGGTTTTCCCCGTCGGGGTCCTCATATTGCTCCGTTTCTTCCCAATTGTCACCAAATTTTTCCAGTTTGGTTCGGGTCTTCGAGACAAGCGCTGGCGAGCCCGAGCGATTATCGTAATAGGCAATATAGCGGTAAAGCGGAGTATGCTCGCCGCCCTCTGTTTCTTCTTTCCAGTAAAGGTCCTTGGTGCGGTCGCCATTTTGACTGATCCATTTCCAGCCCGTCTTTACGGGTGTGGCCAAGGGTGTCCCATCCTCCTGAGTGGTGACAGTAATACGCTCAAAAGCTTCATATTCGCTCGTCTCACCAGCTTGGCCTGGCAGCTTAACGTGCGTAACCTTTAGTTGCAGATCGCCCCCTGCTTCCGTCCCAACCTGCTCAAAGTGCCAAAGCTCATCCGCATTGCCCACCGGCGTATATGGAGGCGTGCCTCCAGAGTATTCAGAATAAGAAATAACCTCGAACGTTCCCGGGTCTAGGCTGCCACCATCGTAGCCGTTTTCGCCCGCCCAACCATCTTTAACTACCATTAACTTGTCGGGGGCTCCCACCTGAGAAATAAAACCAGTCAAAGCGCCGCTGCTACGATATGTTACGTCAGTTACTGAATTATCATCAACCTGAATAATAGCCGAACAAAAGCTTGATGTGGCCGCATCTGTGGATTCCACCAAGTCATCGAAGGCAAAATACAGCCGCCCAGCTGAAGTTTCCTCATCAATCATTCCAAGAGGGATATTGTACGAGGCATACGTTGGGGGTAAAGATCCCGGATCCCCCGAATATGTGCTGCCACCTGATGAAGACGTTTCATCGCCTCCAAGCAATATGCGCAAGGTATGAGTTGCGTTAATATTCATTGATCCACGAGCATGGATCCTATGATCTATAAACAGAGTGTTAAACTCATCACTAGTCCTCCTATAGACAATGTCATTATCCCCATAAGGATCACCCCCTACATCCTCAAAATACTCATTATCCTCTTTCAATTCATACACGACACCATCAAACTCTATAGCATTGAAGCATGAAGGGATCGTCAAATACAAGTCAACAACAAGGAGGCTCGTGTAAGTATTATCAACCCCCGAAGTGCTCATCTCAATTGCAATAGGTTGATCCAACTTCAAGCTCACCTCCATGTCTTCAGTATAGTTGGGTATAAACACAGAGTTTAACAATACATTATAACTAGTTGGCCACACATCCCCGCCCGCCCATGCGTAAACGAACACTTTGACATTTTCCGAGCCACACGTAGCACATGAGGCTGCCTCAGCGCAGGGGAAATATGAAAAAAAAGCTAAGGCAAACAGAAATACTTTTAGAAAAAAGCGAGCTCTATTCATAATGATATTATAACTCTTTGACTTCATGACTCGTTAGCGGTCGTAGACCCTCTGAATTGTTAAATTAAAACTAGATATTTACAGCAAAAACTCAAACTACTAGTATCTTCGCCACATAGTAATCTTTATCTGGACATCATAGTCGGTATTAATATTATTAAAACCCCTAGGGTTAGTCATGGCATAATATTCCTGGTAATTGGTCAGCAAATCACCATCACTATTATCCGATGAGTTGTCCACACCGCATGTTGTGTCTAATCCATAATAGTTTTCCCAGTCATCTGGCAACTGGTCGGCATCATTGCTAATGTCTACCACCGGATCATAACCAGCAAGATATTCGGTTTGGTCGGAGAGGCCATTGCCGTCCGTATCCGAACTATTGGTATCACTACCGATTGATGATTCCAAGGTATCAAAGAGCCCGTCTCCATCAGTATCCGCCCCTGGAGACCAGCCTACCAAGTCGAAGCTGAATACATGTTTGAGTTGGCCCAGGTTCGCCGGAGCGTAGTTTTGCTCAACCGGAGTCAAGCCATTCCACGGGTAACTTCGCGCTGGAATCACAGTTCCATCCGTTAGTGTGATGGTAAAACCGGCTGAATGAAGGGCATCGTACACCTTCTTACTGAGTGCCTTCAGTTGCCCCAGGTTGAGTGGTACGTAATTGCACGCCGGGTCCATCGAGAAGGCGGCGACCATAGCCTTCAGGTCCGTCCCCCCAGAGCCAGTCTGATCCGCCTCCATTTCCAAATAGGCAGCTTCCACCAGATTCTTTGCCTGCCCGAGGTTTGCCGGAGCGTAATTGGCATCCATCCAAGCATCGTAGCCATTCTCGCCAGAGGCGGGAGGCTGGGAATCTACGACACCTTGGTCAAGCCACCAATCTGGATAGGTAGGCGTAGTGTCAGCCCACGCAGACGCGAGCAAAAAGCCTGATAGCAGCAGGTGGGATAGATGGCGAAACATGAGAGGGGCAGGATTAAAAGTTGCTAAAGGTATTTCATCGGCGGCTTGTCCAAACGACTACGTCAGCTTGATGAGACGAGTCGGCGCTAAGAGTATTTGTAACGGTTGGATTTGTTCCGGTGTGGTATTCCTGATAATCGGTCAAGGTGTCCTCATCGCCATTGTGCTGAGAGCTATCCACGCCGGTTGTTGTATCCAGTCCATAGTAGGTCTCCCAGTCGTCCGGGATAGTGTCGCCATCTTCCGAGAAAGCGGTAAAGGGGTTGGTCCCCTGATCCATTTCGTCCGCTGAGTTGACGCCGTCGTTATCCCAATCCGCGACCAGAAAATCAGCCTCGGGATCATCTGAGAATTGAAGGCGCATAAACAGCATCCCGCTGGTGCCCGTAAAATTGATCCCTTCAATGCCGCCCTGCCCCTTCACGCCGTAGGGGAAGTATGTCCAGCTTCCATCCATGAGGTCTTCGCGCTGCTGGATACAGTAATAGTAGCCATTTTTTGCCCACCAGCGGAAAGTGTGGCTCCCGGTAGCAATATCGTAGCTCATTTGAGAGCCCTCGTTCGGAGAAGTTGCCGTTTGCCCCATCGCCGAGCTAACGCCAGCAAGGAGCAGTAAAAAGAACAGAAAAGAGATAAGCTTGGTAGGCATGGCGTCAGGAGGCAGGGGCTTCATCGCTTCGTTTGGAGCGATTTGCTTTCGGGGATAGGCGAAAAATTGATGATCGTGTCGCGTGGCTGCGGCGGATTGGCCTCCAAGTAGCGCTTTTTGGCTTCACGGAGAGCTTCGGCCCGCTGATAGGAGACGATCATTTCCGACTCATGCTCGGCGTAATAGCTCAACATGGCGGCGATCACACCATAGGCCGAATCATCCTCGGAAGCTTGATCTTCAAGAACAAGGTATTCGATGCCCTCGGCAGAAAAATCTTCAATACTCGGTACCCACTGACCGCTGGCCGAGTTTTTCAGCCTGGCCCGACTGCCGTCACTTGCCGCCAGCAGAACTGAGTAATGGGCATTCGTGGACTCGAAGTCAGAAAGCCCACTGAAATACTTAAAGTCCACATTGGCATAAGCCACGTATTCCTTGCCCTTATATTGCCAGCGCAACTCACTGACTGGTCCCGAGAACACCTCAGCGTTCAGAAAAATCGAGAAATTTTCTCTCGAATCTACTTCTTTGGATAGGCGGACGATTTCAGCTTGAGAGAGAGCATCCGAAGAAGCTTTGGCCATAGTAACAGAAGCTGCCTTAGCTGTCGTAGTTGTTTGTCCAGAGCCTGGCACGACTCGGTTGAAAACAACCTTCCGGTCGCCCAGATCAGCCTCAAAGGACTCGATTACCGTGGCCGATTCCAATTCGGCCACTTTGGCCTGCCGCTGCTGCTCCCTATCAGCCATTTGCTGACTTACAATGGCGTCGGCCTCAGCAGGAGTAAGCGGATTAGCAGTTGGCTGCTCTTGCCCCATACAGGGAATCGCTGCCAACGCGTATAAGATGACAAGCAGAGATGTATAAATGGCGCTCATACACGTAAATAGCTAATATTGGATACGTCACACAACGAGGGGAGTCTAGATAATTCTTGGTAAATAATTTGTCACGATCAAGCAGTCGCAACACGATGAATCATATAGGACTGAGATTTCTGCTCCGTAACAACAAATGTCAAGTCAAATGAATCCTATAGAAGACATATAGATACTCTATCATCTGTAGATTATGAGACTGCATTTCCGGTATCCTTGAGATGCAGCATGGCAAAACATCCACAGACAAAACTCGGGACCGCAATCCGCGCACGGCGCAAGGAACTCGGGTACTCCCAGGAAGGTTTTGCCCATTTATGTGAGGTCCATCGCACCTACATGAGCGAGATTGAACGTGGACGGGCGAATTTATCGCTGGAGGTCATGTTGCGCATTGCCGCCAAGCTTCAGTTATCGCTGGCAGCCCTTTTCGACCGGGCCGGGCTTTGACCATCCACACGGTCCTACACGCCTCTCTTCTGGACATCCCAGAATAGGGTGAACCACAAAAAACAGGCCGGAACGCGGTGGCATTCCGGCCTGTGAATGAAATCGTCCCGACTATTCAGAACAACCGCGCCCCGGTGGAAACGGCCTTAACGCCGAAGACGAAGCCTGCCACCATGCGGACGGTGCTCCAGAACTCCGGTCCCTGAACAAAGCCCCGCGCCTGCGTGACGATCTTGCCACCACCGAAGGTGATCAGGCCCCAGAGCATGGAGAACGGCTCTTCGTCGCTGACAATCTGGGTGGGCATGTCGATCCAACCCGCTACGAACGGCAATATGAACGCAGCCACGATCACGATGATGGCCAGCGTAGCGGTGAGCCAGGGCTGGGTGCGCTTGGCCGCATCGTTGGCGTTCTTGTTGTTCAGTTCCGCATTCTTGCGGGCCTGTTCGTTATTGGAGATCGCCACGTCGCGTAGCGTGGTGATGAAGCCCTGACCGAGCTTGAAGACTTCCGAAACTCCCTGAAAGAGTCCGCCTGCGACGGCGCTCGCCGCCATTTCCGTGATGATTGGGTCCATAATGATCCTTGGGTTGAGGTTACTCTTCCGTGGGATTGTCAACCGGCGGCTCGGGCTCGGGGATCTCCAGCGGCATAACGGGGGCGGTGGAGATGTCCTGTTCCTTGGCGATGGTGTAGGAGGTGGACTTGAAGTAATGCGTGTTGCCCTGGACAAAGGTGTCCTTACGCAACACATGCAGATACTCGCGGCTCATCAGAAACGCCCGCTCCCCCACTTCGTGGTCCACGGCCAGCGTGCCGAAACGCCCGCGCCGCAGGTTGGTCAGAGACACGGTGCCGTCCGCGCCCACCACATAGCCTTCGACGGAAAGGATTTCGTCACCGAGGAACAAGAGCACGGTGTCGGCGTCGGCCCGTTCCGGGGTCTGCGTGGCCAGCGTGGCCCGGTCAACGGCGTGTGCGTCGATCACGGCATCTACCCCGTCTTCGGGTAACTCGGCCGTCAGCGTGCCGGTGACGGCGAAGAACCGTGCCTGTGAGAGGAAGGCGTAGTTCAGGTCGTCGGCAGAATGAAAAACGTTGTAGCCGGTGATGAGGCTGTGCGCCCGCACCCCGAGGTGTGCGAGAGCCAACTCTGGTTCCGCTACTCCAGACAAAGCGGCGGGCAGGATGAACACAGCCTCGAAGGGCATGGGGTCGGCGTCGTAGGTCGGTTGCTCGGGCGGCGTGTAGGGGGCGGGCGTGACGCCGGAGACCTGGTTGGCCACATCGAGCACGAACTGAAGTTCCAGTTCGGCATCGTCGCTTCGACGGTGGGCAATGCCCGTCACCCGGCAGTTGAGCAGATAGTTTGCCTGCGGGAAGGGGCGCAGCCGGATCGGGTCGCCGGGATTGAGCCCAATGCCCTTCGAGTAATGAACCATGACCTTGCCGCCGACCTCGGGCAGCGCGGCCCGGCGTCCCGCCTTGGCCACTTGGGCGTTGGCGACGCTTTGCCGGGTGGTCCAACGCCGCTGGAACGTGACTGGCTCTTGCGTGCCATTGAGGGCGTGGGCGGCGGCATCGTGGTGGATGGCGATCGATTCCTTGAACTCGCGGTCCCGGTCTGTGTACACGAGGCGGGTCTCGCTGCTCACCTGGCTGAAGGCGTCACTGTCGATTTCGGGAAAGTCGGTCTGGTCGGCGGTGTCGATGATGGGAGCCTCGGAAAAGTCCACGGGGAGCGAGGCTGAGCCGAAGCGGTACTTGCCGTTTTTCTGGTAAAGGAAGCCGTCGAAGTACCCGAGCATTTCTGCGAGGGATTGCGGGAGGGATTGGGCATTATTGATGAGCGGTGAAATCCCCATGTCGGCTTCCACGAGTTTGGCGGACGTTTCCTCCCCACTGCCGTCGAAGTCGGACAGGTAGATGCCCAGGCCGTATCGGGGATGAGTGGCCAACTCGATGGCGGCATGAATCGGACACACGTCGCCGGAAAGGTCCGGGTTAGCGTAGCCGGGAATGACCGTGCGGCGCGACACCACGAACTCCACCTGCGGGGCACTGGTTCGGTCGCGGCCAAAGATGAGCGGATCGAAGACGACGTAGCATTGCCCCCGGTAAGCCGGATGGCCCAGCGGCTCCAGCAGTGAATCGGCCAACTGGCTGTCGCTGCCCCAGTAGAACCGGGCCTGTCCGTAGTTGGGCAGCGTAATGAATGCGAACTGCCCGGCCACGGCGGTAAGGGGGCCTTCCCAAACCTTTACCGTGTCGATGTAGATGGCGTGCAGGGTATCGACTGGCCCGCTGCAAATCGCCCCGGCCAGCCCCGCCTGATAGGTATAGCCCACCGTGGCGGTGGAGGTGCTGTTCTTGCCGCTCTGGTAGGTGGTCGTGATGGGAATGGCCTGCGGATTGATGGCGGGCGTGATCCAGGTCAGGCTCAGGCGCACCGTACCTGCCGCCCACGGGAGCGGACGGGCTTCCTCGTTGGTGGCGACGCGCTCGGCCTGCACGTTGGTCAGGCTCTGGACCGGCGCAGGGACCGCCTGCGTGCTGCGAAAGAGGAAGCTCATGATTCCATCAGGCGGTAAACGGCATCCTTACGCCGGGCATAGGTCGGATCGTCCAACTGGCCAAACGTGGTTCCCAGCCCACGTATCGAATGAATGAATACGGGCGGCGTAATCAGCATACCGAGGTGATGCGGTGCGCGACCCATGATGAATGTCACAAGGTCGCCCGGCATGAGGCGCGTGCCATCATCCAGTCGAAGGCAGTTGGGGATGCTCTCCAGGTATTCGCGGAGTTGAGAATCCTCCCGGTGAGCGGTCGCGTCTAACGTGTAGCGCGGCGGCTTCAGCTCGTGCGGGAAGCCACAGGCGGTGGCCAGTTGATGCACCAGGTGGACGCAATCGCAGCCACCCTGGCGCACGCCTTGAAAGGGAACGAAGGGCGTGCCGATCCAGCGCCGCGCTTCCGCTTCCAGCGTTTTCACTCTCTCGGGATTTTTGAAAAACGGTTTCATAGTGATAAAGGGGGCAGCGGCCTTTCTGGCCGCGATGGGGCACAGCCCCATCACGATCCGAAGGATCGAGGATCATAAGGCTATGCCTTATTTCTTGCCGCCGCCGGAGGCGGGGGTGGCTAGGGACATGGCTTTAAGGGTCGGGTTTTCGTAAGGGATGAACGGGTGGCCGCCGTAATTGACGAAGTTGTCAAAGCGCTGCTTGCAGCAATCGGGGGTGCGGTCGCAGCCGGGCCAGGCCGAGCAAGCGTCCCCCGCCTGCGACGTGCGCAGGGAGGCGTTCAGGTAGAGCCGCTGGCGGGTTTCGGAGAGGATTTCGGCGTAGCGGATGGTGCGGACCTCGACCTGCGGGGCGGTGCCGATTTCGATGTAGCCGCCCGCCAGCCAATCGACGGCCCTCTCCGCGAGGGCGGCAGACTCAAAGTCGATACTGCCGCCGTCCGTGTCGATGGCTTCGATGGTGCCGGTCAGCCGGTACGTGGCCGAGGGCACGCGGCAGGTGGAGCCGTCAAAGAGTTGGTAGTTGCAGCGGGTTTGGAGGAAGAAGCGCGGGACACGCTTTTCGCCGTAAGAGAGCGGACTCACCGCTTTAGCCTTGAGCGTGTAGCCTTGCCGGGTGACGGATTCGATGATGCCCCGAAACAGGATGGCCGGGGCCTCCAGCACGAGACCGGTTGCTTCATCGACGTGAGCAAGGCTCAAGACAATGCCAGTGGGCTGGCCGATGTGGATGGGGAGCCAGTCCTCGAACGGGTTGCCCTCCCAGGCAAAGAGTTCGAGGTTGAGCCTATCGGTGTCGCCCTCGGTCGAAACGGACAGGCCACTGTGGTCGATGGGGACCGGGTGCCAGATTACACCGCTGTTGACCGGTGTGTCGTGGCTCGTCAGGTGGAGCGAGTAGATGTCGCGCACCCCGTAGCGGCGAGTGATGCGGTAGAGATAGACCGGGCGGCGGGTGGCGAGCGCGTTGGGAGCGGCATATTCCTCGGACAGTTCGATACCGGTGAAGCGGATACGGGCGTGGTTGTCGGCCTCGAAGTCGTATTCGATCTCGTCACTGGAGAGTCTCACGAGCAGCAGGCGCGAGACCTGCCAGCAATCGGCGCTCGCAGGCAAGGCTTCATCGAGCGTGATCTTGGAGCGCGTGGTGAAGGCGGTCGCTTCGACGAGCAGGATTTTCCGAAACAGGCATTGACCATCCAACGAACGGAACGCGAGGTGCTTCCCTTTGAGGTGCGACCAGTCGGAGAAGGTGGACGCTTCAATGAGCACGGTGGCCGACTCCGACGCACCTAGCACGGTCACATCCTCTGTGCCGGTCGCCAGCCAGAAGGCTTTAAAGCGTCCGCTGCGGGCCGCAAAGAACGCCTCCACCGCATCGAGGGCGTCGGCGTCCGGGGCCACAGTGGCGATTGGCAGACGCTCCTGCGTGCTGGCCTGCACCGGCATAGAGGGTTGCGCCCCGAATCCGATATCGGTGACTTCCGGCTCGTAGTTCAACGTCCGCCGTACCGACTCGCCCAAGTCGGCCACCAACGGAAAGACCGGTATATCAAGATAGTTCATCGCAGGCCGAGGAGGGTAAAGATGTCGTTGAGATAGGTCTGGGCGGTGCGGCCCGAGGGGATGCCCACTTCATAGAGGACATACTGCGTGGACAGTGCCGGGCCGAGGGCGGCGTAGTTGCCCGCACCCGTGACAGCAGCAGTCAGGTGCGCGTTGAAGGCTTCGTTGTCATCCTCCCAACTGCTTTCGGTGGGATCGACCGAATAGACTTTGCAACGCGAGAACTCACGCCGGGCGAACTCCGCCTGAAAGTTATTGTAGTCGGTGGTGAACGAACTGGTCGGTTCGTTCTCCGGGACACGCGGCACGCGGTGGTAACCGCTGCTGGCCTCGTTGATGAAGGCCAGCGAGACGTAGCGGGCAGCTTCTTCGTCGGAGACGTGGGTTGCCAAGCGGTCCAGCCAACGCTCGCTCGACCAGTTCTGGACACGAACGAAGTGATCGGCTTTTTCCTGATCGCCCCCGTAAATCATGTCGCGCAGGAGCACCTTTAAATTGTTGGCAGCGGCGGTAACGTGCGGCACGTCGGCGTCCATACTGCCCGAGGTGTCGATGAAAAACAGGAAGTAGAGGTTCGCCAGGATCGAGAGCCAATTGCTTTCCGTGTCGGTTTCGGTGAAGACAAACTCTGCGCTGATCGCCTCCAGAGGCGTCGTGCCCTTGAAACTGATTTCAAAGGCCCGGCCACTACCGCCAAGCAGCTCTGTATCCACGGATTCGATACGGCCCAGATCGACGGGGACAAAAATGTCGCCCTCCACGCACGGGAGCGCTTCGTCCAGCGTGAGCATGGGGCCGGACACCGAAGCAATTTTCGTGGCGGCGGTAATGTCCCCGAAGGGCCTGGCTGCCCCCACCCATTGCCCCGCGCTGAAGTTGCCCGCGCTGCGTTCGAGTGTGATTGTGTTCCCCACCGCTTGGGCGACGATCTGCTCCCTCCCCCACCGGGGCACGGCGGCTTGGGCCGACTCCTGCGCAGCCCGAATAACAGCCTCTACCGCGAAAGTCCGGGCAGCGGTATCGGTGGTGATGGTGTAGTTGCCGCTTCGGCGCGGCTGGGTGAACCATGCAGCGCGTTCCTCCAATCCGGTCACGCCCTCGGCCACCGACGAGCGGTGCGCCTGCCGGTGTTTTAGCGCGAACGACCAGTCCGGGGCGAAGGGAATGAGCGTGTGGTTGTCGAGGAGCATGGTGTTAGCCGGGGATGCCGAGCCTGAGTTTGTTGCGGCTCATGATGTCGAGGACGGCGGTTTCGCCTTCGGAGGTTTCGAGGAAACGACGCAAGTCATTGCGGGTGCCGGTGACGGCGATGTTCACTTGCCCACTAGCCAGAGACTGCGTAGGTGTCGAGGTCACGGTGTCGGCCAGCCCGCCCTCGGCAAAGGTCCGGCTGGACCAGCTTTCAGGAGGCAGGCTCGGGAGTGTGGGACGGTTGACCCGCAACTGCCCCACGAGGTTGTCAAAGTAAGCCGGTCCCTGCCGGGAGACCACATCAGCGGGCACCACGAACTCGCCACGGTGGACGATGCCCGCCGGTTCATATTTACCGCCCAAGCCCGTGTAGCCACCTTCAGCAAAGCCGCCGACCGAAGCCATCACAGCGGTCAGCACAGCAGCTCCGATGATGGCGGCGGACCCCCACGAGCCGATAGAGGCGAGCATGGCGGTGGGCCCCATCGCGGTCTGCTTGACCGCCTCCTGCGCCACGGTGCTGGTGGTGTCAGCCTGCTTGAGCGATTCGCCCATGACGAACATACGCAGGCGCTCGGCAATCCAGCTTGTGGCCATCTGTGTGAACGACTGGATGAGCGCCCCGCGAATCGTACCGGTGACATTGGTGAGGGCTCCCTGCCAGGTCTGTGTACGCTCGATCAAACCCTGCATACTGCCGGACAGGCCCGATTGCAGGGCGTTGTCGATGCTGTTAAAGGTGTCGGTCGCCGTGGACCCCAGCGCCTCTATCTGGCCGGAATACTCATCGGCGGGAGTCACAGCCGAGCCAATGTCCGGAGAAGACAGGTTCCCCATCGCCTCACGCTTGGCCACCTGTTCATCCATCATGGCCAGCAGGCGGTCCAGCGCCTGGATGTTGTTTTCCAGTTCGTCCCCTTGTACTCCGATGATGTCCCGGCTGGCTTCGAGGCGGGCGTTCAACTGTTCCTTGATGAGCGTGATCATGACCTTGATCCCCTCACGCTGATCGTCCAGCAGGTCGTTAAACTCCCGCGCCGGTTCGACAACGCTGTTTCCCCAATCGACACGGCCAAAGCTGACGGTCCCAATCTGTGTGCCGTCCGTGAACGGCAGAGCGGCGGTGATGGCGTTGACCCGCTCGATCACGCCGTTCAACAGATTCTCGAAGCCACCGGTAATCGTGTTGAGCACAGCGGAAAATGCGCGGCCCATCAGGTTGACCGCTTCCTGAAAGATGACCCGCGCTTCGGAGCCGATTTTGCGGAAGCCCGCCGAGATCCACGTAACCGGCGTGCTGAAGGCATCGAGCAGAAATTCCGCCGCCTTAACCCCGAAGGTCATGACGCCATTAAGCACCACCTTCCAGCCTTCGCCATCCTCGCCTAGCCACGAGAGCGCATCGTCGATCATGCGCTTGGCCGCGTCCGTACCCATCTCGAAACCCGCTTCGATGGACAGGCCGATGAACTGCGCAAAGGTGCCGTCGCGGAAAGATTCAATCGCCAGATCAAGGAAAGCCCCGATCCGTTGGCCCGCCGCCGTCAGATCAATCGAGTTGAGCGCATCCAACGGACCGAGCAGCTCGTCCGCGAGCATGTCCCCGATCCCGGCAAAGAGTTGGCGCGATTTGTTGGGGATGCGACCCATCAGCGTGTCGATGCGCTCAAACTGCCGGGCGTTGCGCTCCAGCACCTCCGGCATGGCCCCGAGCGAACGAGCCACATCGTCGATGTCGCCGGAGACGAACAGGCTTTGCAGTTCGGCCCCGGCCCGTCCGAAAATCCGCATGGCAGCCGCCGAGCGTTCAGCCGGGTCTTCAATGGCCCGAATGGCGTTGCCAATCTCGCTGAACTGCTCGGTGGGGCTTTTCTCCAACAGGTCCTCGTAGGACAAGCCGAGCGCGTCGAACGCCTTGACCGGTTCCTGCAAGCCCTCGGACGCCTCCACGAGGGACTTTTGCATTTTGTTGATGGCCAGTCGGGAGTTGTCCGCGCTGATGCCGTTATCTTCAAACGCCTGGCGCAGGATGATCAGGTCTTTGACCGCCACCCCGGTTTGGCTGTGGAGGTGGTCCATGTCCGCACCCAGCTTGATGATGTCGCGGGCACCATTTATAACCGTGCGGGCCGAGAGGTAGGCGGCGGCGAATCCGGCCACCCCCTTGATCAGTCGCCCAAAGCCCGCCGTGGCCTGTTCCAGCCCAGCGAGCTTGGAGCGGATGTCGATAAGGACACTGACTCGGGAATCCATAAAAGTTTACGGCAAGGGTTGAACGGGCACGCCTGCGCCGCCGTAGAGACGGTACAGGTCGGCGGGTTTGGTTTCAGTAGTTGATTTGTCAATACGCAGGAAACGCTCGAAGCGCCCAAGGGCCTGCGCGGCGGGTTTGCTCCAGATGGCGGATGCGGCCAGGGCACGGGACTGGGTATCCCAGCGCAGAGACTCCATCCGCCGCTCTTGATCTTGTCTTATCAATAACAACAACTCGGGCAAGGACAGCGTGGCGGCGACCTCGACTACGCTTTTGCCGAGGATACAGGCGCACTCGGCGCAGAGGCCGGCAAGACCGACCGCACCTTCTGCCCGCTGGCTGCGATGGGAAGCAGCGCCTCGTTGACCTGAGCCCGCCGCTGTCCCCAACGGCAGGCATTCCTGAAATTTAGCGTGTGTCCGGTCTCGCAGATATTGAGCAGCGAGTCCACCGTGAGTGTTTCAGCCCACCCTTCGGCTTTGTCGCAGAGGAATTCGGCCAGGCGCTCCTCCTGATCGACCAGGCGCAGGTAATCGGGAAACTCCCGGATCTTGAGCAAACGTACGGTGACAGTTTCCTCGGTACTGTCGAGAAGGCAGACGTTCAGCATTGAACCGCCGCTGATAAGAGATGATTGAATTTCTGTGTTCATTAGTCGTCGTCGATAGAAATTACTTCAGCCTGAATCGTGAGCGGGTCGGTCAACAGCATCTCCACCCCGATGTTCCGGCGCAGGGCGGTCACGTTCACGTTCCAGTTCGTGCTGCTGAGCACAGGTCGGACCGGTTGCCCCTCTCCAAAATCCACCGGACACTCGACCGATTCGAACAACAGCCCGCGAATCAGCAGTTGCGCGATGCCTTGCTGATTTCGGTTGCCCGCCCCGGTGACCTCGACCAAGACCCAAAGCGACCCCAGCCGCCGGGTGAACGCCGTCACCACACCCCCGGCTATCTCCGTGCTCAGCCCGGAAGTCCACCGGGCGATGGTTCCCGACTCTTCGGTCAGGATCGAGAGCCGGGCATATTCCGGCTCCTGCGGCGTGAAGCCCAAGTCGTAATCGATCCTCAGCAACTTGGCGCTGCCGCTGGTTTGATCGTAACGGTACGGCTGCCCGTCGGGCTGGACCAGCGTGATCGTGTTGCCCGCCATGGTCAGGTTCGCATTCTGCGTCTCATACGTGCCGGTGGCCGAAGCTGTGATTTTTGCCTGCGGATCAACCGGGCCGTAACTTTGGAGGACAGCGTCCATCAGGCTGGCCGTGAGTCGGGGCATGCCGACACCGATGTAAGGGAAGCCCTCCCGTCCGTCGAACACCAGTTCGTTGATCTGGGAAGCCGGGGCAACCGGCTGGGCCGGGCCGAAGAGTTCGTTGAGGCTACTCATGATGAGGGTGAAGTTGCTGGCTGGCGGCGGGTATGGTGCGGCGATTACTCTCTGTGTATCCGGCCTGCCCGTTGCCGCCGTTCATTAAGGACTGCCTGTGCGGGGTCGTATTCATCGACCAGGTTGTCGAGGCCGAGGGCGGCGATACCCGCCGCCATTTCCTCCTGCGTGTCAAAATCCACGATCTCATGAACCGAGTCCGTCTGGCCGTCGGTCTCGAATGCACCGAGCACGCGCTGGCCGTCGTGGATGCAACGCCAAACAGTTTTTCCGTCCTCGGGGGCGCTGGCGCGGTTAAACGTGAGGTCGTTTTCCTGAATCGTTTCGATCATAATTTTTCATTGCTGGTCCAGCAGGACCTATACGGTGATGGTCCAGCCTTTGCCGGTGAGGGTCGTTTTGGCGGTGGCGGCTTCGGGCGAACGCAGGTTGTTGGCTGAACCGGGATTGCCGGAGTAATTAAACTGACCGTTGCTGGCGGTGGTGGACGCCGCCAACTGGATCAGGGCGGCATCAATGGCTTCGGCGGCAAGGTGATTGTTATGTATCCTGACATAGCGCAACTTGCTCAGGCCCGTCAGATCCGACAGCTGCGTCAGTTGGCTGTCGTTGCAAACCAGGTAATAGAGTTCCCCCAATCCGGTCAGATCGGGTAGCGCAGCCAACAAGGTGTCATTGCAATAAAGGTATCTCAGAGCCGTCAACTCGGACAGATCCGGCAATTCGGTGAGCGGATTGTTCTGGCATTGCAGGCTTTCCAAGGCGGTCATGTGGCTGAGCGCAGGCAATGCGGTTAACTGATTGCCATAGCAATAGAACTGTTTCAACAGGCTCAGGGCGCTGAGATCAGGCAAGACCGTCAGTTGATTGTCCGGCACATAGAGGTTTTCCAGGGCGGTAAGGTTGTCCAACGGCGGAACTTGGGTGAGATGGTTGTAAGCCAACCCGAGGCTTTTCAGGCTCGGCACGTTCACAATTCCGGAGGCATCCTCAAGTTCTCCATCCTCCACGTTAAAGGTCTCAAGATTCACCAGCGGGCTCAGGTCCGGAATAGACCGAAAGCGAGTGTTGTAGTAAAAGTTTACCGAGGTCAGTCCGGTCAGATGTGTGATGGCCGGAAACCGCTCCAGCGGGCAGCCGTAGAGATCAATCGTGCCAAGATAAATAAGATTCTCGAAGTGCAGTTCACGGGCCTTCAATCCGTCCAGGTAAAGGTAGGTCATGGTCGGATCGCACCACACGCGCATGCTGGGCACGCGCTCGCCTGCGGGAAACGAGGCGATGCTGTCCACCATTTCGTTGAGCAGGTGCGGGGCACTGGCAGGCAAGGACATGGCCGGGCCAAACAACTTGTTCAATTCACTCATGGCTCAGGCGTCCTTTCGCAAAAAGACGGTCCCCACCGGCGAGAGCACATCGACTTTCATCTCGTAGCCGAACCACTCGTCCCCCACTTCGGGCTGGTTGTTCAGGCGCACGTTGCACCAGAAATCCTTGTGCACCAGGCGCGGGCTCTGGGCGTTCTTGTCATCCCATACTCGCAGGCGGGCGAAGCCTGTCAGGCTCTGCGGACGCTGGAACGGATTGATCTGACGGTAGTCAGGATCGGTTCCGGTCAACTCACCGGACACCCCGTAAAAAAGCGCCTCCACGGCCCGATCATCGACCTCTTCCAACTGGAGCATATAGCCGAGTCGTAGTTGCGTCGTGAATACACGGTCGAGGATCTTCACGCTACGATAAGAACCGAAGTGGTCTTTCGTCTCGGCCTGATTCTGAAACGAGAATGCTTTCAGATTGCCGAACATGGCATTGGCATCGTCATACTCGGCTTCATTGGCCGGAGCCGCCGTGATTCCGGTGACGAGCGAGAAGTCACCGCTGCCAATGAGGAGTAAATTCGGGTTGGGCATGGTCTTAGGGCTGGAGGGTTTTTACCTGGAAATTGCAGAAGTATAGGATGAGGCCGCTGTCGAGCGGTCCGGCTTCATACGCGGGCGTGTCAACCTGAAGGACATGACGCAGTCCGCGCTCGGTCGCCCAACTGGCCTGATGGAGCACTTCCAGCACCCGTTCGGCTATTTGCAGGGCGTTCTCGCCCGTCTTGTTCTGGGTGGTGTTTTCCAAGACGGACACCACCACCTCGTTATGAAGCAGCAAACGGGGGTTGTCGGCCTTGGGCGCGAAACCGGAGGACTGCACCAGCACGAGGCACAGTCCCTTTTCCTTCAACGCCGTCTCCAGACGACGATTGTGGTCGGCGGAAATGTTGGCGATAATTTCCAGTGCGTTTAGAAACGCATCGGAGCGCAACTGCGCCGTGACAGCGGGGATGACTTCGGAGAGCTTCATGCGAAGATGCGGCCAACGGTCCGCTTGAGGGCTTCCTGCTGTTTGCGCCGGACGTAGGTTCTCATGTCGGTGGCCTGGGCCCGTAGTGCCTTGTCCACGAGCCCACGCTGGCGGTTCTGCACCAGCACCCCTTCGAGAAAACTGCTGATGCGCACGGAGGGGTGACGCTGGCCCTTGGCCGTGCGGATGAGCGCTTCACCGATCTTGCGGTTACGCCGGGAGGTGGCGCTATGGCGGGCGTTCTGGCCGTCGCGGTTTGCCCGCCAGGCCCGGAACAGGTAGCTGACGGACAGGTAGCGAATGGAGCGCTTGCGCAGGGCGAGTTCCTGTTTCACGGAGAGGGACTTGCCGTCCGCACCCTTACGGCGGCGGATGGCGTAGCCTCGGGCGGCGGCTTCCTGCTCGATCTTGTCGCGGGTCGGAGCAATGGCCTTGAACTGCCGGTACAATTCCCACTGCACCTTCTTGGCCCGGTTTTCGATCAGGGGACTGGCCTCGCGCTGATTGTACCGCAGGTACTCGCGCAAGGCCCGGTCAAACTGCTTCAGGGACCGACTGGACGCCGCCTCATTCATACCGCTGGCGCGGTGTCAAAACACGCCTACAGTTTGCCCAAGAACCGGAGCACTCCGAGCACGGCCACCACCAGCGGCGGGATGGCCGTCGTCACCCAGAAGAATTTCAGGAGCATATCCATTTTTCCTTTCAGGTCGCGGATATCCGAACGCAGGCCGTTCTCGCCGGTCTGCCCCCACAGCGTCACTTCCAGCACCGTCAGGCGCTTTTCGATCTCGCGCAGGCGGGCGAAGATTTCTTCGTGCTCGTTCATGAGTAGGACACCTCGCACTCAAAGGTTACGGTGAGATCACCCGGCGTGCGGACGATGCGCGTCACCCGGTAACGGGTGCCCTGTTCGTCCTCGAAGCCATCCCCGACAACGGGCAGTCCGTCAGCAAACGCAGACAAGAAAGCTCGGACGCCCACGGTGTTGTCATCACCGGGGGTGAGGTCGAAGCCCTCCGCTTTCGGCTGAAGCGTGCGGATCAGGGCCGTGAAGGCATGATCGCTCCAAGTCAGGGAGGAACCCGCGACTTCGAGCAGTTCGGTAAAGCCCTCGGACTGATCGCGCTCTTTGGGAGTCATCCCACAAGGGGAATGTCAACTGACAATCACGAACATTGACGGGAAGGAGGATGCCGAACAATCTCGTCATCACCAAGAATACAATCACCCAATAAAATGGAAACTTTAACAATCATCCTATCCTCAGGTATCGGAGCAGCTATTGGAGCCTTCTTCTCTTCCTATATGAAAGAGAAGGGAAAAAACCTCGCTACAAAGGAGGATATTTCCCTGATCACGAAAACTGTTGAAGACGCCAAGTCGGATTATCGCAACGCAATCGAAGTTCTAAAAACTGAACTAGAAAAACATCTTGCTGTATCAAAGGTTCAATTGGAATACGAAGTTACTGCATATGAGCGGATATCTGAAGCACTCGGAAAACTAAGGGCAAATTACTATCAGATCATGCCTGGATATCATGGATTAGACGGTGGTGAAAAAAGAAAAAAGTTCTTTGAAGAGTTTCATAAGGATCTCCAAGAACTGCAGATACTATTGGACCAAAAATCGCCTTTTTTTGAAAAGAAAATAAAGGATAAGGCATTTGAGATAATGGATGCCGCATCGGAGCGATCAACTGAGAGTAATGTCAATGATTACGATGAGAAGAAAGACTTCTGGGCTCAGGAAAAAGGAAAAAGACAACGTTTCTTCGAATTACACGAGGAGTTTTACGATCTGGTTCGACACAGGATCGAAGAATTAAAAGGGCTTCCATCCGCGCATGCTTAAGCTCACATGTTCGATAAAAAGAGGCCCCATCGTTCCCGATGGAGCCCCGAGTCATGAACGACGGGCGGTTATCCCAAATTACTCAGCCGGGCCGACAATACGCTTGATGCCAGCGGCGATGGCGGTAACGAAGCCGTAGAGGCACTCGAAGGCGACAATCTCCTTGCCCGAGTCGTTGTCGTAGAAGCGGCGGTAGCCGAAGGTGATCCCGGTTTCCGGGTCGGAGACGGGGCCGGACTCCAGGTAGGACTCGGGCCGGAGCGGAGCGAGGTAGCGCATGGCCACCGCGAGCCCCGCCGGGTGGGCGGCGAAACCGACCAGTTGCTCACCGTTGTCGGGCAGGACGATGGTGTCGTAAACATCGAAGCCGTAGATGCGCGGAATGCGGGCCTCCATGAGGGAGGGCTGGCTCATCTGCATCAGGTAGCTGTGGCTGATCTTGTCGTCGCCCAAGAGCGCGGTGTAGTAGGAGTCGTCGAGGATGAGCGAGCGCTCCGTGGTGGGCATCTTGGCCTGGGCGCAGGCCCCGCGAATCCCCAGCACGCTGGCGGCGTTGAAAGCCTCGGCGGCAACGGCGGCGATGGCGGGAGCGCCGTAGTTGGCCAGCGTGATGACCGAGAAGATGTCCTGCAGCACGTCCTGCGCAAGCTGCTTGGCCTCGGAACCTGCCAGGCGCTCCAGCTTGATGAAGCTCGACTCGGCGGCTTCCTTGTCGGTCAGGTGAAACGAGCGCACCTTGTGCCGGTTACACACGACGGGGATGGTGGTGACCGTGCGGTCAGCGTTCTGCGAGTAGCTGCCCGCGAAGTCCGAGCTGACCGGCAGCGCGTTGCCCACGACGGGCACGTTGACGGTCTTGCCGCGCTCCAGAAACTCCGACGAGAAGTCGGTGGAGAACGCGCGCAGGGGCTGAAGGGCGGCGCGGAAGGCTTCCAGAAACGCCTGCGAGATGCGGATGTCCTGTAGATTGGTGAGGGTGTTGGCCATAGTAAATCGGGTTGGTTAAGGGTCGGTGGTGGCATAAAGTGAACTCAGTGCCCGAGGATCTTGTCCTTGTATTTGCGCCAAAAGGCGGTCTGCTCGGCGGGTGTCTTCTGAGCCTTGAGCTGCTCGGTCAGGTCGCCGGTCTCGGGGGCTCCCTGCGCGGTGACGGGCTGCGGCTCGACCCCGACGCTGGCGCAAATCTCGGCGGCGCGGGCCTCGGCGGTTTTGGCCTCGGACTGCAAGCGCTCGACGGTGGACTGCGCGTCCTGATGCTGCTGACGGGCCTGCTTGAGGTCGCCCTGCAACTGCGTGACCAGCGCCGATTCCTCGGCTTGTGCGGTTTCGGCCTGCGTGAGTTGCTCGCGCAGCGTGATGACGGCGGCGCGTTCGGCTTCGAGCTGGGTTTCCAGCTCCGCGATTCGCGCCTCGGCGGCGGTGAGTTTTTCTTCGAGGGTCATGATTGCATGAGGGCTGATGTCAACTTCGCGAGCAACGCGGCGCGGCTGGGGACGATGCCGGTGACGAGGTTCTGCTTCGCCGCCTCCGTCCCGTAAAAGGTCTGGCCCTCCAGCGCGGAGGCCGACACGTAGCGACGCTTGGCGCTGACCGCGTCCTTGAACAGCCCGTGAACCTGATCCACGCGCTCCTGCAGGAGCGCCCGCTGGTCATCGGTCAGGCTGGTGCCGGGGAAGCCCGCCGCCTTGTAGGTACCCGCTTTGATCAGGTCCACAAACAGCCCGCGCTGGGCGAAGGCATCCGAGGCGTCAAGCACGGCAAGATAAACGCCCACAGAGCCCACCGTGGCGCTCTGGGTGCAAAGGAACTCCGTGGCCTGGCTCCCGAGCCAGTAGGCGGCGGAGCAGGCTTCACTCGCGGTAAAGGCGTAGGTGGGCTTAGGGAAGGCTGCGATCTGTGCGGCCAGTTCGGGGATGCCGGTTACGGTGCCGCCGGGCGAGTCGATATCCAACAGCAGTGCGTGGACATCCGGATCGGCGGCAAAGGCATCCAGCGTGGCCGAGAGGTCACCTGTGTCGGAGGCCCCGAGCAGTTTTTCGATAGGCATCAGCCCCTGGCCGAGGATGCCGCTGACGGGGACGATCCCGATGCCGTTTTCCACCCGGGCCTGCGGCGGCTCGCCAAACAGTTCCTTGATCGCATCGGAGAACCCACCACAGCGTTCGACAAAGGCCGTCAGCAGACGCGGCTCAATCAGCAGCGGATCATGACGAAGGATGGCTTGCGCGAAAGGCATATCACTGTTGTTCTGTCAACGCCTTAGCTCCTTCACCTGTCCAATGGCTGATTTACCGGAAACTCCTTCGCCTGCACTCGTTCAGTCCTACATCGATCTCTGGGAGGGACTGGAGAACTATGTGCTGCAGGAGAAGTCGCTATCGCTGTTATTCGAGAAACTGTGTCCCAGAAACACCAGTATCGATGCCATCCTGCTCAAGGTAAGCGCCCTGAACGACTTCTACTCGACGAACATCTACAACACTTATGCTGTCGCGAAGCACATCCTAAGCTTGGACGTCGATGCCAGATTGCAAAGTGGAGACCTGGAACTCGTAGACGACATCGCTCGTGTAAAGGGACTCCAACGGGTCGTCTACTCTTTCTCTACCAAATATTGCAGCCATCATCAGCCCGACCGATTCCCAATTTATGACTCGTATGTTGAGCAAATGCTCGACCATTTTCGGAAACGAGACTGCTTCGGGGATTTCAGGAAGGCGGACCTGAAAAGGTATGAAGTTTTCTACAAGGCAATCCAGCTATTCAGAGACCATTACGGTCTTAGCGCCTTCTCGATACGAGAAATAGACATTTATCTTTGGCAGGCAGGAAAAAAGCACTTCCCTAAAAGCTACGGGAAGCGAAAGTAATTAGGAGGGGCTTAGTTCTCCTCTGTCGATTGCGGCTCGGGCTGGGCCACCATCTGCGTGCCGCTGGGCTTCCAGAGCATGCTCACGGGCACACCGTATTTCTCGGCGGCGTCCATGATGGCCTTGGCGTCCTGCGCCCGGCGCTCCAGTTCCTCGCGGAAGTCCATGCCCAGTTCCGAATAGTGGTCCGATAGCGTTTTGAGCCCGGTCTCCACGTCGGCCCGGTTCTGCTGGGCCTCGCGTCCGGCATCGACCGTCACCCGGCGCGGACACACCCAGCCGACGCGGTTCCAGTTCTTGGCGGGAGTGAGTTCGCCCCGGTCGATGGCGTCCCCGATCACATAGCCCCAGGTCGGACGCAACAGCCGTTGGATGAGGATCATCTGCCGGTAGCTGAAGCGACGGTCGGCCTTGGCCACAATCAGCCGCACGCCCGCGCCGCCAATCTTCCCGGCATCGAGCACAAACTCGTAGGGCAGCATCCCGGCGGCGGAATCGCGCTTCAGATGTTCCAAGAATCCAGTGAAGACGGGACTGGGACGGTTGGACTGGAAGCTCTCCAGTGATTCGCCGGGTTGCAGGGAAACGATTTTCCCGCCCACGATCCGTTGCAGGCTGACCGGATCGCTGGGGGCAGGGGCATCCTCCGAGCCGGTATCGACGGAGAAGTCCGAAAGCTCCTCCAGCCCGCCGTTCTCCCGTTTGAGGATGCGGGCGATGTCAGCGTTGTCCTTCACCGCGTGCTTTTCCAGCGCGAGCATTTCCATCTCGTCGAGGATATGATTGATCGAATGCTGCAAGGTCGGCGGCTGGCGCACACCGCTGGCCGACTCCGGCTCGAAGATGTGCATGACCGCATGGGCGGGGATGTCGCGAGTGGTGTTGTCGTCGAGGATCAGCCGGTAAGCAACGGGAGCCCCGTAGGCATCGAGCCGGATGCCATCGGCGGTTTCACTCGACGCGAATCCTTCCCCGATCCGGTGCGCCTCGATCAGTTGCAGTCGCGGACGCCCGAAGCGGTCGCGCACCTTGATGCAGAAGTATTCGCCGTCCACGTCCAGTCCCCGGCAGACCAGGTGCTGGCATTCCTCAAAACTGAAACGCTGGGTGATCTCGGCCCGCTTGGTCCAGCGCGAGAAGGTGTCTTCGGCGGCTTTATTCCACTTCAGGTCATCGGTCATAGCCTGCGGCTGGATGCCGTCGCCCGTGGAGTAGATCGCCATGTCCGCCACCATCTCCCGGGCAAAGCCGGAGTTTTTGTTCAGGTAGCGGGATCGCCGTACCAACTCGCGCCGGGTGTGACTGCTCAGTTCCTTCTTCGCGTCCGTGGGCGCGGCTCCCGGCACCTGGCTGCGCCGACGCGAGGCGTTGGCGTTTTCATAGGAACTGGAACCGAAGAGGCGACCGAGACGTTCGAGGAGCTTCACATATCAAAATGCCTGTCAACGTGGGAGGCTCCCACCCG